TCCATCTCAGCACTTCCACCGTTTTCTGGCCTGCCGCAATCGACTATTGGGGTCCGCTGCAGCCTTTGGGAACTTCTTCATCTGCCCCTCACTACGGGCGCAATAAGACTTCCTTCGAGCCGCACGAGCGGCCGAAGGCTTGTCCTCTGTCACCGCAGTTTGCAACTTACTACCGGGATTAGCACGACGATAAGCAGCTACTCCCTGCTTTGTCATCCCCGCACCGGACTTAGTCGGGCGAAAATTGCCCGACTTGACCGAAGTTGCAATAGGGTTTTCACGCTTTCTAGGCATGATTAGCAGATACGGGTCTTCTTGCCACGCGCAGCGCCATTGCCACGCGATTCAACGGTCTGAACCATACCGCCAGAAGCGTAGCCCATAGCCATTTTTTTATGGGCATTAATTGCCCCACCTTTAGCGTAACCCATCATCCCGCCGCCCATCTTGCCCATAGGCTCTGAGTCCATACTGTACATGTCATCGCCCATCTTGCCTTTTTTAGAGGATTTGGCGAACTTCATGCCCTTATCCATGCTCATGCCGGACTTCTTCCGGCGCTTGTTCATTTTCATCATCATGATTTGATCCTTTATGCCCAGAAGAATGTTGCCGAAATGACAGTCGTAAGATCAGCATATGCCCCGTTTTTAAACAAAATACCGTCCTCCGGCAGTGACATATAAATGGCACTACTGCCCGCAGGAACGTCTATTCTGTATAAAACAGTACCACCATTACCATCGGTAATCGATACGGAACCCGTTCCTGCATCGGGAGAGACATACACGGCCTTAACACGGGTGCGGCCCGTAAAAATAGCCCCATCCGTCGTGCGGTAGGTACTCTGTAAATCGCTCATGTACCCCATGGCGACCTCCTAGTTAGGTAGCAGAGAACAGGATCGATGCAGCCAAAGTGCAGAATGCGTATGCAAACCAGCTTGTGCCGTCACTGATCAGTTCTACACGGTCACCAGCAACCGAGGAACTTGCCACAAAGGTAATGGTGTCATCTGCGGTACCAGTATCACCCGCTGCGCCTGCCGCGTTGTACTGCTGACCTTTGATGATGTTTGCGCCACCATTGGTAACGACGGTGTAAGCAGTGCCTACCGGGGCCGTCTTGACGATGAAGGTAAAACGCAGACCGGCTACTGGAAGAGGCAGCGTGGTTGCAAACTCAGAAGCCGCATCCAAAAAGATAGTTTTGCCACTGTCCGCTGCGGTCAAAGTGCTTGCTGCCGTTTTTGTAGAGACGGCCGCAGGACCAATAAAACCGTTGTCAGAAATCACCGGGCCGGTGAACGTAGTATTCGCCATATTGTCCTCACATGCGAGTTGGGCGTATTCGTCTGCATGTCGTCAGCCGGGTCTGTCAAATACGCCGGGAAGCCCCGGAATACGAGCAATATACACTATTGCCAATAAAAGAAAAGGGGCCAATCGGCCCCTTTTCTCGTTCCCCTAATTAGGCTGGGGTGTAGCCTTCCGAACCCCAAATTGCGCGGGGGTCAGACCAGCCGAAGCTGTAACGCTCACGGGCCTTGTACCGCACGTTGCCAGTATCAAAGTCGCCTTCAAAGGCAGTCTTGATATCAGAACGCTGGAACATCTTCAGACCGTTAGGTGCATCGGTCATCAGGAACCATGCATCTGGATCGGTCAAGAAGTGGTTCACGAAGTAACCTTCGGGGACCATGCCCATCGACTTGATGGCGTTGATGTCGTTGTCTGCGGTTTCGGTACGCAGGGTCGATTTCATCAGGCGCTCTGCGGTAAATTGCAGTTCCTTCGGAATGATCATGCGGCGAACCGAGAGAGCGACCTTCAGGCCACGTTCGTCGGTGAAACCTGCTACATCGATGATGCCCTGTTCCAGCGAGGTCTCATTCAGATCAGCGGCCGTGGTAGGCACGTTGCTGAAATTCGGACCAAGTGCGGTTGGATGTGCGCTGTTGCACAGCGAAACGCCGTCACCACCGTTGTATGGGCCAGTGGTGTTGAACGCGTTGTTCAGCACCGAAGCTGCCTTCACCTGCTTGGTGTAGGACATCGAACGAGCCAGTGCCTTGGTGTAACGCGATGCTAGACGGTCATAGAGGTTATCCTCGATGGCCTCTTCAGTCAGCGCGAACGCCAGTGCAACAGTCTCATGCGTGTAGCGGGCGGTAAACGATTCCTGTGCGGAGTCGTAGTTCACACCAGCACCTTCGTTTTTCGTCGGTGCCTCACCGAAACCGGTCAGCATAACTTCTTCTTCAAACGCACGATCCGACGACTCAATGGAAAAAATCGCTTCGTGCTCATTTTCGTAACGCTTGTACTCCATCCCGAACAGAGCGTTCAGGCCGGGTTCTAGCTCTTTTACGAGTTGCGAACGGGAAATAGCCATGATTTAGCTCCTATTAGGTCAGGCCAGCAACACCGATGCTGCCGTATTGATGCGCATTGATCTTTACGACAACCTGAGTGAAGTTTTCACCCAAAGAGTTGTTTGGAATGTTGTACAGACCAACAATCTTCAGGACCAAGGTATTAGTGGTAAGGATGGAGGAAGAATCAAGTTCCATAGCCGAAACACCTGTTACTGTACTACCTGCGGTGTAAGCAACAGCAGCGTTCTGACCAATATCCGCCTGAACCACATCTTCATCAGCTTGAATAATGAATAGCTGATTAGGATCATCCAGAACTTCAGCGACGATTTGACCCGTCGTGATGTTCACCGAACCGGGATAGTAATTACTCCAAGTTGGCTTACCAGAGGTTGGATCGACATAGCTGCAACCGTTAAATACGCCAACAGCCGTGGCATGAGTGCCACTGACATATCTAACAAGGTAGCCGCCAACGAGGGTAACTAGGTCACCCTGAAAAATAGCGCCCGACTGGTTGTCCGCGATGATGTAGCCATACTGCTTCTGTGCACCAGTAGCAGAAAGGTTACCCATTGGGCGGAGACCATAGGCTTTATCTACGTTTGCCATGAATAGCTCCTAAAGGGTTATGTAGTCTTAACGACTACCGAAGGTAGTGCGAGAACTCCTTTCGGGGTTCTGGATACGCATTGTCGAGTGAGCGTTTTCACGCATCAACTCATTGTCTACCGCTTGAATCTGATCCCGCGCCTTACCGGAATAGTGTGCATTGCGTTCCGCCAAGGTCTCATCTGGAATACGAGCAAGCAAAAGACCACCAACAGATACCACACCAGCGTGTTTACCATCTTCGATGGTAGGCAGGGTGTTGCGGTACTCTTCTGGCAGTTCCTCGTTACGCACCAGTTCATAGCCTTCACGAAGACGGCCATAAACGTGCTGCTTGTCCTCAAAACCATTGATCTCCGAACGAATCCAGCGATGCTGAAATCCTTTAGGGGCAGGGGGTGCGTCCAAACGTGATGGAGGAGTCCAAGGCTTGCGACGAGCCTCCTTTTCCCGTGAATTACGGGGAGCGCGGTCGATAGTCAGTTTCTCTTGGGTCATTTCTTACTCCTTCACGTATTTGGCATATTCCTCAAGAGGAACACCCAATTTCTTTGCGATAGCAACTTGACTCGGTGTTAATTTCACCGAACGGCGTGCACTACTGACCCCGGAACTACGGGTAGCAGGAGCAACGGCGGGCACGTTCTGCCGTTGTCGCTGTTGAGTCTGTTGAGCAGGGGCAAACCGGTGTGGAAACTCCTGTTTGATCCTGTTGTCTAATTCAGTATAGTACTCGTCAGATTCTGGGTCAAATCCTTCTTCTTCCACCATGGTCGAATGAATCCCCCATGCCGCGTACGTCATGGCCTTGTCCTTGCCAAACCACTCGTTCCTCGCGGCCCAATCTTCTGCTTTAGGACTTGGCGGCTTCCGCGCAGGGGCTTGTTGCTGAACAGGCTGTGGTGTTGGCTGTGCTGCTGGCTGTGCTGCTGGAGCCTGTGCCTGCTGCTGTTGGTACTGGAGCCATGAATTGACTTGTTGCTGCTCTAAGGACAACTGCATCAGCCGCTCTTGGGCTTCTGTCTCCGTATCAATATCCCCTTCTTCCCGCGCCCGGCGAATAATCGCTTTGAGTTGATCCGCTTGGGTGGTTATCCGGGTTTTTGCCTCACTCAGACGGCTGGTATCTGTTACCACCAGCTTCTGCTCTAACTCTTGTGCCTTGGCGTGAACATTACGGGCATATTCCAGCGCTGCCTGCTCTCTACGCTCCGCTTCACGCATCTTTGCTGTCAGTTTGGCAATGCGCTTTTGCACATTCTCACTGACGGCATCTAGTTCATCGCTGTGTTTGGCCTGCGGGGCAGGCTCAGGGGCAGGTTCCGGATTTTTCGCCGTTGGTTCGGCGGAATTCTCGGGGGTTTCAAGCTCTGGCAAGTCCACCAGTGTCTCTTGTTCGCCTTCCCCCAAATTAAACTCCAATTGTGAATCAGGTACGGTGTTTGTCATAAGGGCCTCACATGTGCAGAATGTCTTCTGGATTGTTGATGCGGGCGAGAATCTCGTCATCGTTCAAGATTCGGATTTCCCCACCGTCTAAACCGATACGCGCACCCGCATAGCGGCCAAAAATTACCCAATCGCCCTTTTGACACCAAGGACCATTAGGAAATTTACCTTCGTCTTTGTAAGCTAGGTCCCCAACAGCCAAAACGTAGCCACAGACTGTGGTCAGTTGCTGTTTTTCGCGGGTTTGATCGGACAGAACAATGCCGCCTTTAGTTTTTTCTGCCCCACGATAGGGGAGAATGACGATTCGCCATCCCGTAGGTTGGGGGATACGATCCAAGACCGAGCCATCAAGATTTTCGACAGTAAGACTGCCGTCTTCTGAGTATGCGTCGTCAAGGCTAGGCTCCTTTTCGTCCGCTTCTTTGGCCCATTTCTCTTCTAGTGCTGTCAAAGTCATAACTTTGTTCCTTATGAGTCAGGATTTTTCTTCAAAAGTGCTAAAACTTCGTTTTCCACG